CCTGACCCCAAAAATCCACTGAATGTTCTATCACTCACAGTTACTTTATCAAATGAAGAATAAACTAATGGTGTTGAAATTATATAAAGTTCAGGAGAAATTGTTAATTTTTTTCCTGACTTAAACGGTCTTGTATAAAATGCGGTTATTGATGGACTTATGAATAAGTTTTTCTCACCTGTAACTTTAGTAATCATTCCACTTACGTTCATTCCTGTAATCCCCCATTTCCCTGCATTTAGAATAGCACTGTAACCAATAAAACTCATATAGTTTCCATAAGAATAAAGTGCCGTCGCATTGATATTATGAACCCATTTAAGTTTACCGTTATTACTAAAATGAATTTTGGTATAACGTCCGTTAAGTGCAAATTGTTTGAAGTTTAACCACACCATTGAAGTTACACCCCAACTTGCAGTACCCGTCATAGATGAACGAGAAGTACCTATGTTTATAATTCCTGTGAATGATTTGTCTAAATTTTGTGCACTTGTTAAATCTGAAGAAATAACAATTGGATTGTTTCTTGCGGATTTTGAGTTACCACCACCTCCTTTTTCATTTTTTGAGTCGATATTCATCTGAGTTTCCGCAGTTACTTCAGACCCTTCAGAGTTTTTATCTTTTGAATCGTTTGATGAACTCGTTTGTTGAGAGTTTTGAGACCCTGTCTGATTAGATGAAGATGAGCTACCGACGCTGCCACCGACAGGATTATTATTGTTTTGAGAATTCTGAGTATTGTTTTGATTGCTTCCACTAAGTCCGCCAGAAGTCCCACCGCTCCCAGTATTACTACTATTAGAAGAGGAACTGCTATTAGAATTATTACGATTTTCATTTTTTGACTTATTTTTTGAATTATCTGAAGATTTTGAGTTATCTATAACCAAATTTCCAGCCGCTTCTGAAGCAATGGCTCCTGCGATACTTGAAACCACATTACCTATTACTTGTGAGGTAATTTGATTTCTAATTACATTTGTGGATTGAACAGAACAAGGTGATATTTTTCTATAATCAGAATAAACCTTATTAATCCAATTGGCGAATTCACCGCTAGCAACATCTGTAGCAGTGAATGTTCTTGATTGACCGTAAAAATATATTACAGTACCACCTTGAATTGGTATTGTAAATGTCGTTACAGATTTTGTGCAAGGGTCAACAAAAGATGTGGTCATAGTCTGACCATTAACTCTCAAGCTGAGAAATAAGATAAAGAATATACTTAAAAAAGTTCTTAATCTTTTGCACATTATCTCGGGAATTTACCCTTTTTGATTAATCTAACGAGTATTCTACCACATGCAATATCTAATGCTTTCTTTGTAGTTATACCGATAGTTGATTGATTGAATTTAACATCACTTAAATTATCATCATTTAGTAATGTAAGTTCTCTAACTGTTTTTGCTTCACCAAGACCAGACGCGGCAACAATTTCACCAGTTTCAGCGTCAGTGAATCTCACTTGAAGACCAAGTCTTGTGTTTACGGTATTTTTCACACCATCCTTAAGATTTACAGTTTCATCTTCAGAGACAGAAAAATCATAAACCTCCACAGTTACAAAATAATGTGCAAGTCTAATCTTTCCTCTTCCATCAAGTTTGTCCTCTGTAATACCTGACTGTGATGCTTGGAATTGTTTTACCATTCTATTTTTTATCTCAGTCTTGTCTTCCGTGAACGTAAATCTATTCAGGTCAGAAAGGTATTCTAAAACTATGTTAGCAACACCTAAACCTACTTTTTTTTCCTTAAGTTCAGGATATTGTTCATATACCTCATCACTAATTCCAATTGTGAGAATTTGAATTGGGATTTGAGGACCATCATAATCCATAAGTGAATCTATGTTTATTTTAGTTTCAAAACTTGCTTTATACGATTCTGTTTTAGTTGTTCCTACAGTTTGAGCGGGAAGATTCGTTGCGATGAGAAACATAGTAATGAACCAAAGAAGGGTTATAATCCAATATTTGTGTTTTGACCAAAAATTTTTCATATTAATCTTGTTTAATTAGACCACATTTAAGACACTCTTCATCACCATCACCATCTAAGTCTCCCCATACGTGTTCACACTGACGATGCTCAAAATACATGTCGATTATACCATCTCCATCCTCATCAATACCGTCCATAATACCATCACCATCCTCGTCAATTTCCACACCTTTCTTTTCAACTTTTGGTGTTTCTACTACTTGGTTTGTTGTTGGTAATACCAATGGTGAAATATTAGTTGGAACAATTGGATTGTTTGGTAAATCAGCAGTATTGCTTAATGATGTACCATCCTCTTCATCCATCTTCTGAACTAACATCTTGTCTTTATCAGTATCACTGAACCAATAGTCGATGATTTTACCATAAGAACCGATGAAAGCACCAAGAAGTAAGAGAAGAAGTTCTTTCCATTCTCCACTGATATTACTTTGTTCGAAAATTGCCATAAAAATTGCACCCATGATAATGACGAATCCACCTAATACTAGAGCGGTAATCCACCATCTTCTTTTCATCATGGAGTTAAGTAAATCTTTAAATCCTGTTGGTTGTTGCATATTCTACCATTTTGGTTCTTCTTTAGTCCAATCATCTTTCTTTGGTTCTGTTTTTTTCTCTGTAGGTTTTGTTGGAGATTGTGAAGGACTAACTTCTTTTATGACTACTGTCTTACCCCCAGATGCTTGTTGTTGCTGTTGTTGGGTATTATTGATGATGATGTTAGGTGTTGCAGGTTGTACAACTTGTTCTGCTTTATCATCATGACCGCCGAATAATAATGTACTTAACCATACACCACCACCAGCTACTACGGTACCTAAAGTACCTACGATTGTTTTCTTAAGACTTGACCATGTTCCGTCATTTGTCTCTTGGATTTGTTCTTCAGACATTTTTTTTAAATTTTAATGAATTGTTTAGTTGTTTTATTTTGGGAATCGAAAACTACTAATTGGTATAAACCACCTGGTAGACCTTTAACATTCAAAACTTTAAAAATTTTTGAATCAAATTCTTGAGGTTGAATTTTACCTAAATTAATTACTTCTCTACCTCCCATATCATAAATAGATGCATATAACACACTTTGTGTTGTTAACCCAATTTCCAAATTAATTATGCCTTCTGTTGGGTTTGGAAATAATTTTATTGTGATTTGTTCGTTCGGTGGTCGTGAGACGACCATGGCTCTGTATGATAATACTGTTACTTCTGAAGCTAAACTAATGTTGAAGTGTTCTCCGTTTGAATTGGATGCATCCATAAGTTTTCTAACGTAAACTGATGTTGAAATATCCTCACTTGGATTAATGGCTGTGAATTTTAAATTAAACGGGGTCACCGCTCCAATCAGTGCCCCCGTTTTTTGATTGTTCATTCCTCCGAATCGAACAACACCTTTTTGAGGGTCGTGGTTGACGTATTGCAACCACGGCCCCCCCAAATTGGATTGTATTCCTTCGAATTTAACTTTATTGATATCATAAGACATCTCAAATTGTAAACCTGTGTTTTGAAGTCCATTAGTCTGTACTCTGAATGGAACATTCAAAGGTTGACCTACAACATATTGATTCGGAATTTCAATGTTCATATTACCAGTGAAATTATAAGCCATGACCTCACCACCTTGAGCATCAAACACTGGTGAAGAGTGAGTTCTATCAACGTCACCCAGTATAAAGTATTTCAAGTCAAGTGTTAGATTTCCTGTACCAACAGAATCCGTTACAATTATACCTCTGTTAGAATTGGACGCCCAAGTAGACCAAGTTGTATTGGATAAAACTAAATTATCATATTCTTCTTTTTTGAATACGTTAATAAGTTTGTTTAAGTCAATTGGTTTTAAACCAGAAACAGATGCATAGATACCATAAGGGTCACCACCGTCTAAAGTTCCTGTAAGGTTAACATCAGCTATAAGATATGATAATGGGTGTTTTAAGTACTGACGACCATAACCCAAATTAACATCTGTAGATGTGAACTCATTAAATGTTTTTACAGCATCAGTTATTGTTACCGCCCTATCTCTTAATGATGCCAAACTATCTTGAGGGAACTTTAACTCGATTTTATACCTTGTATTTTCCTCAATATTAGTTAGAGTATAAAGACCTGTTGATGCGTTTGGTACCGTTGAAGAAACTAGTCGGTTTGTATTGAAGTCATAACAATTAATCGTCGGTAATAAACCACTTGAAGTTACCGAACTTGGTATGAAAACTTTACCTGAGATAGTTAGGTTTCCTAATAACTTAACTGCCATTTTTTTATAAGATAAACTAGCTACGTTATCACCAATTGATGTACCATCTTGTTTTATCATCCTCACCCAATTGACGGTAATGGAATCTGATACGTAGTTTGGAGCTACGTCGTTAATTTTGTACTTGTTATGGATTATGTAACCGTTGGAATTCACAGCACCACCATTGGGTAGAACTAAGTAGTTTCTACCAATAGTCCATTCTGTGTTTGCTACATAGTTGTAATTCCCATTAGAATAAGAATCATACTTGTAGTCATTCCAAGATTTGTAATCCACAACAGGTGAGTTCCCGTTAACTGCGGGGTCGACCGTGGTTGATAGATACGTGAATAGGGTTTTCTTGAACTGCCAATCGACTTGGAAACCGCGGATGTCTACACCTGATGCTGGTTTATAATACCAGGCAACATCCAAAGTGTCTCCCCTTCTAACTGTAGCAAGTTGTTGAAAGTGACCTATTTCTGGGGTTTGTGCATAACTACTAATACCACATATTAATAGCAGCAACCCCAAAAGGGTTTTTTTCATTTTACTTGAAAAGGTTTTGGATTAATGTCTCTGAGGACTTTTTTATAACATTCGAAACGGATTGTTGATTGATTGTACCTGCTTCAGATATGATAATTGTGGACATAGAAATTTCTGAAGACTTTCCTGTAGAAAGATATTCTTTAATTTTCTTACCATTTGAGGAATAAAGTGTTCCTCTCATTCTTAATATTGTTTCACTATTGTCTTTGTGAAAAACTGAAACACCAGTGTTGGTTTGCAGGATATCGAAATATATAAGTTCAACTTTTAATGAGTAGTCGGAATTGTTAAGTGAATCTGCAAGTGTGTAATCCATTTCTTGTAGACTCTCTAATATTATGTTTTTTACCCCAAAAGTAAGATTACGATTTTTAACCATTGGGCCAATTTGAATCTTGTTCTCAATTGGGTATATATAAATCCTCTTTGGGTCTTGTTTTTTACTATATGAAACAAAACATAATAATGCCAGTATGAATGATAGTAGAATCTTCATAAATAAAGTATCTTGGTATCTATAAATACCAATTTTCGGATTAAAATAGTATTTATTAATAAAGAATTTTGGATGTCGATATTGAATGAAATAGGAAGGATACGTGCAGTCATGGGTTTCTTAACAGAACAAGAGGAACTCGGTGGTAAAAAAATGAACGTGAATCTTAAAAGTTTTGTTGAAACTTTACAGTTCCTTAAACTACACAGTAATAAGGTTGATAAAATGTTGATGGACATTTCTGATTATTCAAACAATCAGATTATAGACTTCGACATGATGAATAGAGGTCTAAGAAAAACTCTGTTAAAGAAAGGAGACAAGAAAAAAAACGTTGAGGACTATCTTGGAAAAATTATCACATCATTAAAGTACCGCGAAAGAAGTGGATATGGTACTGAACCTGAAAGTGAGGATTATGAGTTTGAAGTTGAAGAACCATCAATAGTTCCAAAAAAGGTTTTTAGAAAAGAACTTTATGAACTTCAGGTTGAACTCTTGAAACTACAGGAGTGGTTGAAACAAACAAATAAGACAGTAATCATAGTTTTTGAAGGAAGAGATTCTGCAGGTAAGGGGTCCACAATTAAAAAGTTTATTGAAAACTTAAACCCAAGATATTATAACGTGATTGCCTTAGGTGTACCAACACCTGAAGATAGAAAAGATTGGTGGGGGAGATACCGTAAACAAATCAGACCTGGTATGATTAACCTATTCGATAGAAGTTGGTACAACAGAGGTTTAATTGAGCCTGTAATGGGATATGGTTCACCTGAGGAATATGAAGATTTTATGGAAAACGTTGCTGATTTTGAGAATGACTTAGTAAAAGAAGGAGATTATCTTTTCAAACTATGGTTTTCGATAGATAAAGGAACACAAGCCAGAAGATTTAAAATGAGACAACAATCTCCTCTAAAATATTGGAAATATTCACCAAACGATTCAAAAATGCAGGATTTGTGGGATAGATTCACAGAGTTTAAAGAAAAGTTATTTGATAAAACATCCACATTGAATCACCCTTGGGTTATTATTGATGCTGAGGATAAAAGGGTTTCAGGATTGAATGCAATCAGATACGTTCTTCAAAATATTCCCTATGAAGGAAAGAATGAACAAGTACTCGATAAAGAATATCCTGAAGTATTGGCAGTTTTAAAACCAAATTCGTAAATTATGAAAAATATAAGACAAATCATCAAAGAGGCTCTTGAAAAAGAAGTAAATAAGACTTTAGTACTTAAGGAAAAAACAGAAATATCTGAAGCTCTACAATATCACATTGAAAACAATTTGTCTCTTACAGACAATGTATTCAGAGTATACTCTAAAGGTTATTTTGATTTAGTAAATGAAGTAAGAAACCTTTGGTCTCAGGGTAAAATCCATTTGAATGAAGAAGACACCATGATGGTTGAAAGTAATTTAGGTGAAAGAATCAAAATAGGTGAAGAAATAGTTTATTTAGATGCTCCATTTGAAATTGAAGATGATGAAGTTTTGGAAGAGGCAAAACATAGAGGTAAAAATGTAAAACTAGGTAAACCATTCAGAACACCAGGTGGACCTAAAAAGTTTGCTGTATATGTTAAATCAAAAAGTGGTGGTGTAAAAAAAGTTACTTTTGGTGACCCTAAACTGAAAGTAAGAAATAGAAATAAAGGAGCCGCAAAGTCTTTCAGAGCAAGACACAGATGTGACCAAAAGAAAGACAGAACAACCGCAGGATATTGGTCATGTAATGTGGGAAGATATGCTAAGCAGTTGGGATTATCATCCTCAAATTCTTGGTAAAAGGAACGGCAGTATGAAATATCCTTTTCAACAAGAAATTATAAACAACAGACTTAAAAGAGTTTTTACTCCTGATATTGACTCAGAAGAATTGAAATGGCATCAAGACCTTAAGGACAGAAAAGTTACTGTAATCGAGGGTGGTGGATGGAAGTTTCAAACGGAAGATTCATTGCCAAGCAAATTAGAAGATGCAAGACAACTTTATATTCCAAAATTTGTTTGGCATAGAGTTATAAAAGGAAAGGGAAATTTAGTTGTTGAAATTGAAGAATTATCAGATTAAAGTAGTTCTTCTATATTGAACTTATCAACAAACTTAGGGAAAGCTTCTTTATATGACTTCTGAGTCTCATCTGAGATTTTATTTGTAAACTGCCAGTTCCAATAAAATTTGTCGTTTGGTTTGAATCCATAATAAGTGTGAACTCTTTTTTGAGTATCAACAACATCGATACCCTTCCAATTCTGTCCTACACAAATAAAGCCACTCTGAATGTTTTCAATAATATTAGACTCACCCAAAGTTGTGTGTCTATTTTCTAACCAAGTTAGTCTCTCAATTAATTTTTGATAAAACATATTGGCTTGACCCCATCTCACAGAGGAAAAGAATATTACCGCATCGGACTCTAATAAATCTCTTGAGATTTTCCAAAGTTCATCGTCTTTGTTGTTTAAACTAGCCCAACATCTATGTTCACCTGATGGGTTTTTAGTTTTGTCTTTCAACATGGATTTTTTCAAACCACAAGAGTTACCTTCTGCTCGGGATACGTTACCCTCACAAGGGTAAATTTTAAGTTCTGGTACGTCAATCAAAACTGATTTATCACCAAGGTATTCGTCAATTACCATAGCCAATATTGTTGACTTTGGTATGTCCATTTTACCCAAATCCCAGTTATATCGGTTTGAGCAAGGTAATAATAAAACTTTATCAAGTTTTTCAAGTTCTTCAATGGTTCCCATTAAGGATTTGAAATTACCCGATGAACCATTTTTTTCAGAAACGTTGTACTTGTCTAATATTTCGTTGAGATTTCTCATTATATGATAAATACCTGACTATGGTAATTAAAAAACCCACCGTAGTGGTGGGTTTAATATTATCCTCTCATTTCTACCACTGGAGCCTCAATGTTATCAACATATCTTGGTACAGCAGTCATTGAGACATTTCTCAATTCGTTGTATCTTTGAGCGGCATTCCTTAAGGTTTCATTTGGTTCTTCCATTATATCTTCCTCCACAGGTTGTTGTTGTTCCATTAACACCCCAATAGATTCCACTTTTCCGTATTGGTCAATACATTCTTTATGAACTTGTTCTTGGATTTCATCTGAGGAAAGATTTTTGTTTGTATATTCAGAAGAAAATATTTTTCTAATGTTGGTAAACATGTAATCATTGATTTCTAAATCTAAGTAATCAACTCGCACATCAGAAGAGTTCCAAAAACTCATTTCTCTATCAGGAAGACTCCTGTAACCAGCGAATTTGTACCCATTCTTTTTATTGATAAAATAACATAGAATACCCCCTCTCCAATATCTCTCAAAATAATTTTTTTCTGCTTGATATGTTGTACACCATCTTGTACCTGTACCGTATTTTGCCGAAGCATCAAAAGTTAATGGTCTTACTGCAACCCAAGTTTCGTCTTCATATTCTTTAATAACTTGGCTCTCTAGTTCTTTAGTTAGTTCTTTAATTGAAGCCAACGTTATTGCACTTCTCATTTCATCGATAGAGGAATAAGAGGTAACATCATTATTTTCGATTTGATTTTTCTCCATGAAATGCATGAACTCTTTCATAGTAAAGAAAATTTCACTTGGAAAATATTCAGTCAATATGTTATAGACATACAATTGATTATCGGTCAAATTTATTGTTGATATTCCTCTGTTAATCAAACTAGATTCGTATCTCAACTTCACATCATTGAAGTTTTCCCCTACAGAATTATGTTTTAAGTTAAGTCTTTTTGCAAAAAGTTTACAAAATAACGGGGTATATTTATACGTCTTTGAGGTGTCCAAATTTGTTATGATATCCAAAAAGGATACATTCAATTCGGGGTACTGTTTTTTTATCTCATCAATTCGGGACATAAGTTTTTTTTTTGAAAAATACGATATTTTGAATTTCTAGTCAAATAAAAAAGGTGGACAATTTATCCACCTTTTATCTGCGGAAAGAGTAGGATTCGAACCCACGGTACCTTTCAGTACTTCGGTTTTCAAGACCGACGCAATCGACCAACTCTGCCATCTTTCCTTGTTTGATAAATACAAATTTACTAACTTTGTTGTATGAAAACAACTCTTATTACAATTTTATTATTGATTACTTTAAATTCCTACAGTCAAACAAGTGATGTGATGTGGGTTCCTGACCAAAAAACATTGGTTGCAACATACAATAGCGATTTAAGTGGTATTGGATTTTACATGGGGGGATACCTTCTTACTTCGTTTCCCGCACCTTACATATATACAACGCCTGTAAGTCGATTCAATAGAGTAGGTTTGTCTTTCACCAACCACCAAGTTGGGTTGATGGTTGGTGGATTTATGCAAGCATTTCAAGATAGTATATCTGTGAAACCTGATATTTGGTTAAAGATTCATCCCATCAGAATATTAACAAAAACTAAACGAGGATTAGATTTTACAATTGGTGTAAACTACATGGATGGTTTCAGATATGGTGTTGGATTATCAATACCATTTAGAGGTATTTATTAATAATGAACGACGAGCAGAGCATAATAGACAAAGTTAATAAGTTTCTCAAAAACAATACCTATGAAATATATTATCTTCCAAATAAGGATGCTGAATATGCAACACCAACTAATATAAAAGTTGAGATAACAGGTATTAAAGATTATATACAACAAGGAGATTGGAAACCTTTTGTTACTTATACTGCGTATATTTTACCTTCAAATAAAATATCTGACGGATATAACTCAATGTTAAGAGAATATTTTGGACATGAAGTAGAAATTAAAACTTACGATTATGGTCCATTTCAAGACCTCGGTTGGGTTCTAACTCATAAAATGGATGATTTGATGAGGTATTTTTCATTACCCCCATCTATGCTCACAAAAGTTGTAAATGAGGTTGAAGTAAATAAATTAAATGAAAGTATGATTACAGAATCACGTTATGATAGTGTTGTAAGAAGTATTGTGAGAGATATTATAACAATAGTTAAAAAAGGCAAGGATGGTGAATACGGTCTCCCTGAGGATTTGTATGACGACAAAATGGAATATGAGTTTCCACAAATAGATAATCCGTTTTCAATTTTTTTAGAAATATCTA